TCTGTCTCCCCGTCGTATAACCTGTGCCGCGTTAAGCACGAGATCATATTCATCCGATACTCATGGGGTACACCGAAGATACTACAAATTTCTTCGGCGATACTCTCAGAGTAGTAAGATGGGATATGGTCCGTAGCGGCCTGGAAGTCAGTCGAAATCAGGAAATCATCATCGCCAAACTGACCACACTGGTCAGCGAAGTCTTGCATGAATTCCTGGGAAACCTGACGTCCCGTGAGAGAAAAGGTGGGATGACTTTGCATCCTCCTCCAGATACTCTTGCGAAACATTGACGAGAGGTAGTACGGAAACGCGCTACCCTTCGTGATCGTCCGGACCTTAAAGGGTTCGGGCAGACCAATGGGGATACAGGAAACAGTTTCCTGTAACATCGCTTGAGTCTTAGAGAAGGAGAGGAAGTCTTCCACGTCCGAGTGGGAAAAGGGGGATCTTACTTCCCTGACGCCATTCGGACCCTCGACGAAGCCCATGAGATAATCATAGGCAAAGAACTTATCGTCGAAGTACCTCTGAAAGATATAGCCCGCGGCACCGCCCTCCTTTCTTCCCAATTCAAAACATGCGTTTTGAGAGGGGAAAGAGCGAGTTGTTGTGTCACGGGTGGAGGACCTCGGCTTACCAAGAACCTCCCGTGTCGTGCGCCGTAGCTCGGCGATGACATCATCTTCGGTTAAAGTCCTATCTCCGTATACGAGATCAGTCTCGACATCCTTATTGCGCGCAAGGCGCTTAAGGGTCGAGATCACCTCTATTCGGATGAGATAGGATGGGACCTCAAGACTTCCGGCCTTCCCCTGAAAGAGGGAAAATAGGAAGCCCATCTTGAATCCTCGGGTTCTGCGTGAGCGGAACCGCTTTGACCAAAAATGATCATCGGCCATAGTTAGGCCCGATTGGGGGATTTCGTAGTAAGCTGGCCATTGAGAATAATCCGGGGGTGTGGGCAGATCATCATTGCACACACCCAGAGCAAGCATGGAAGCGGTTCTCCACTTCAAATACTTCTCGAGACGGTTCGTGGATTCCAGATATTTCCAAAAGGAGAGATCCTTATTGGTCATACGGAATTCATGGCCGTACTGAGAGTAGATAAAGTCGAAGACTTCAATCATGCGTCCGGTCTGGGGATGTGAACAACTTACCCAAGCCAAGTCAGTCGTCAACAAGGAACGAGGAGCGAGACCCTTACCTTCTGTGTGCGGATTAGCCACAGAATAATAAGGGGGGTCTTGCAGGAAACCCTCACCTGCCACAGGACTTTTCACATTGAGTGAAGGGGCCTGCAGAATGTATTTATC